CTACAACTAGCTGTGAATAGGCTAGACTATGACTTTTCTTAAAGACATACCCATCAGTTCCCTTATCCCATACTGTTTTTGCAACATCAACCCATCGTTCCCCAATCAAATGCTTTTTACCGGGACGAATAACAGCTAGGAACATAGCTAGTCTAGGGATACTATCTACAGGTTCTGGCATCTTTTGTAGATTGTAAAATTGATTATTCAAGTGAATCAACTTTTCTACGAATGCAGGATCTTTTAATTTACTCCAATTAGGTTCATGCATCAATTCTAATAGATGTGCTTCATCACGTACCTGACTATAAACGTGAACATTTAACAAATCTAATTTGAAATAGCCACGCTTTTCTGCCGCTGTATAATCAATACTTGCTATGTTGTTAACTGGATCATATGGAATGTCAGTGATATAAACTCCAGTAGCATGATTGCGTATAGGTTTAACATTACGCATTGCCGCTCTAGTATGAGGTATTAACTTTAATAATGAATCTCTATCACCAAAGTCAATGTCAATATCTGAATCTATTCTCATTTTGGTGGTGCTACTAGTTCTGCTTTAATTAATTTAGTATACGCTTTTTGTACAACGATTGCTTGTCTTTCGGCATCTTCAACCGCCTTGTGACTTGTAGTATGTCCACCGTCTTTAAGACTGACACCTGTTATTTCCCACAATGTCCGTGTGTCACGCATTGTCCAGAAAGGCCAGGGGATAGGATTAGGTTTATCACTAACTTGCCGCCATGCATGTTCCATTACGACCAAATCAAATGGCGCACCATTACTCCAAACAGCACGACGGTTCCAACAGAACTTATAAAGGGTCTCCATGCACTCTTTAAATGGCACACGTCCCCCGTCTCCCATAGCTTCTTCAAGTGCTTCAGGGCTCTGTTCACTCCACCATCGTAATGTATCTTCATTTATACTCCTATTATAAATCTCTGTTTGATCTTCCACTGTAGGACGTAATTCTAATCGTTCAACCACACCTTGTCCTTTAGGGTCAAAACGTACTGCACCAATGGTTAGTATAACACAATTAGGTGTTGTGTCTAAACTCTCAATGTCAATCATAATGTCGTTTGCCATAATAATGCTGCTCCAATTACACCTGCACTGTCACCCAATTTTGCTTTAAAGATAGGTGTGTTAAATTCATCATTGAATATAATCTTTCTAACATGTTCAATACCTTGAGTGTATAATATATCATTATTGCTTATTCCGCCACCAATTACAATACAATCCGGGTCTAATACTTGAACTAAATTGGAAACAGCTAATCCAAACTTGTCTAAAAAAGATTCTTGTATCTCTGGAATTAATAGATATTCTTTTGTAGTTAATTTTTTATTTGTAAGATGGTGTGCCCATTTACTAATTCCTGAGCCACTTAACCAAGTTTCTACACATCCAATTCTTCCGCAACGACAATTTATATTGTTACTAGTATCCAATGTTGTATGTCCCCATTCGGCACTTATATTATGAAATCCTTTATGTAATACATTATCAATTACGATTCCTCCACCTACCCCCGTACCCAATATCATTCCAAATACATTATTATATCCGTTGCCTGCACCTAACAATGCTTCTGCCAAAGCAAAACACTGACTATCATTTGCAATTTGTATCTTACGATTTAATTTAGTTTCTACTATTCCTACAAAATCAGTATCATTTAAAAAGTCTATGCTAGAATTTATCACTAAGTCAGTTCTATTGCTTATAGAACCCGGCATACATATTCCTAATGTATGTTCTTTTGCACCAGTACTGGCTAATGCTTTATTATAAAGAAATTCTATTTCTTCATATACAGAATCTGTGGGGAGACGTTCTCTAAATAACACATCATTAGTAGGTGATAAAACACAACATTCAATTTTTGTTTTACCAATATCAACACCAATCTTATTCATAATTGTAATGTTTTCCAAATATATTTCTTCTCTAAGTAATCTTGTAGCTTCAGTGCTTCATCTTCACTATTGAATGCCACACCTTTAATCTCATACATATCTTCTAGGTATCTAGCATAATCACCATTAATATCTTGCGCCCAAGTAGTCAATGTTATCCACATAATATCCATTTCACTACGATATCCGGGTGTTATTCCAATACCAACTTCATCACTACCGATATCTTCAAATAGTACATCTAACAGTTTTTTCTTAATATCAAACGTCTGAATGTTACCCCATTTAGGCCATGATACTAGAAATTTACCTTTTTGTAAAGAGGTTATGGGAAAAGGTTTATTGTTCATTGAAATTTTAATAAAAATATTAGGTACTTCTTTTCGTTAACAATCTCATAACCATCTGTTATGTTACCATTAACTATGTTCATCTTTATACCATATTGTCCAGTAAGGTAATCTTCAAAGTCATATGCGTCAAATTCATTGTTCTGTCCCATATATTCTTTACGAACTTTCTTCAATGCTTCCCAATAATTCCAACGATTTCTACGTTGTTCTATATTAGGGTCATCTTCATCATAATCTTGTATCTGAGGTATTGTTGCCATTAACTCCACCTCAATGTAAACATAATATAATCTCTCTCATATCTAAACTTGAAGCTGATTGTGTCATCATCAGTTACACCCCATCTGCAATGTCTTTCATATTTGCCTATATTGATTTCTAACCATTTAATTATTTCATTAACTTTGTCAAAACGTTTGGCACGAACTGTACATTCATACCAACCGGGTTTAGTGTTTTCCCAACCGACAGCATAATCATAATGTTCAATAATCATTGCCATTTTAGTGCAAAGTAACTAGCATTGCTATCGTTGTAAAAGGTAAATCTAGCATGTCGTTTTATAATAGGATCGTGACTAAAGTTGTCATACTTCTCTTGGTAATAAGCATAATCAAAATCAACTCCTTGAATATAGCCCATTGAACGTAACTCCTGTCCTATTTCCATAGTTCGTTTAGCAGTAATATATAGGATAACATCAGCCACAGGTCAACTCAAATAAAATAGCATCACGCTCATCTTTAAAGTAAAAATCCATATAATATTCAGTAGCATGTGTAATATATCTATTACCGGGTAAACCAAATTGTTCTACTGCCCATGCACAAGTTTCATTCCATGTAGGTATATCGTGATTCTCTTGCCATGATATACGAACTCTAGTACCCGCCCACATTTAATAATTCCTTAATTTGTTTAACATTTGCTGGATCACGATTAAACTTTAATGCCCATTGCTCTGGATTAATGTAATCCATAATCATCTTCTGCTGGTCATCTCGCAATGTACTTAAAAACTGCACCCCACTATCGCTTTGATATAACATCCACGGACTAATTCGTCCTCTAACAACTTCATAACATATATTGTTTGGATTACCATATCGTAAATAATCTCTGCTTTGAATATGTTCCGCTTCAGCTTTATCTATCATAGTTTCAATACTACGATGTATGGCATCTAACGGATCTTCTGTACGCAAATATTCACATAAAAACTTTGTGTAATTAGTGTCTTGGCGCCAGTTATCAATACGTATTGAATTCTTTAATAACCAATCACTAAATCTACTAACGTTGATACATTTAATCTCTACACAATATAAACCAAATTTGACAAAGGCAATGTAATAAGGATTCCTAATAAATTCTTCATATGTACGATTCTTTGTGCCAGCAGTATTTTTCTTATAGAACTGTAACCAAGCTTGGAAACCCACACGATTACCTTGACGGTCACGCTCTAACCATCTACGTTTAGTTTCACATATGTGTTTAAGTACAGTACTTTCACGTTGGAAAATAGCTTTACAAAACTCACATCCGTATGCTGATTTAGTTTCCTCGGTCTTTTTCATATTTCTTAATATCTTCATCAGTCACCAATTGACTAAGAACTTCTATATCAGATTGTTTTAAATTAGGATACGTTTCTGCCAAATAACATTTACGTTTATGTTCTTGCACAAATGCTTTAGCAATTTCATCAATATCATCACTATCTACTTTGGGATAGATTTTAGTATAATATTCTTTTATTTCTTTTGTTTTAGCAGGTTCTTTTAATGATGTTACTTTACTACCTAAATGAGGGATCCATTGATGAAATTGTTTACCTAATCCAGGACTACTAGCACACAACATATACCATTGTAGTTTAGGATGCTTCTGCACATATTCATTGAATAGATGTTTATTTGCGTGATAGTCTACACTACGTAGATAATAACCCTGAACATCTCCTGAGCCTTTGATAGCACTCATCCAATGTGTCATCATATAGGGAACGAACTTCTTTTGTTGTTCTTCTGTTAATCTATCATAATAACCATAGTCTTTCTTGTCCATAGCCGTAAGAGCATCAAACAAGTCAAAGTCTTGTGCTACAAATTTCTCATCAATAGGAGTACTCTTTTTAGTTGCCATTATTTCTTCTACGTTTTGATTCCAATGAACTAACTTGAACGAATTCCCAGTCTATCATCGGAATATTATTCACAATCATATCATTTTTCATTTTATTAAACAAGTCTTGTGGTACCCTCTTACTATTTCCCAATTTATCAGTAACAGTAACTTTGCCGGATGATGCTTTACTCCATACTTCTCCGCCTTTATTTTCTGATTTTTTTCCTATTTCTCTGCGTTGTTCTGTAGTAAGTTTGCCTAGACTATTTTTATACTTTTCCTGTCGTTGTTCTTTTGATAATAACTTGAAAGTTTTTTCATAAGATCGTTTACCGGAGTCAATCATTTTTTGTTTAGTTTCCGGTGTTCTTCTAGAAACAGCATCTTTTAATTTTTGTACGGTTTTTTCTGAAGATTTTTTTCCTTTGTTCCACGGCACAGGCGTTGTCTTGCCACCTCCGCCGTTTTCTTCCATTAAATTTGCCCATTCATCACTTTCTATTACATTCCAAAGTTTACTAAAATGAATTCCCCATTCTTTTACTTCTTCTTTGGTATTACATTCTTTAATCACTTCAGTTAAATGCTCATATCCATGTTTTCTAAGATGTAGCCTCCAATATTTTCCCGAACCCAAATATTTATATGGGTCGGATTTTGTAGTTTGACAAAGATATTTCAAGCCGGTAATAGAATGTGTTTTTACACACAAATAGTAAATAATCATGCTGGTGCTCCTATATAGCATTAGAGTAGTTGGGGTTCCTACACCCGCAAACTACACTAATATTTATATATCAGAAAGCCATTGAATAGTCTACTATTTCACAATTACGACTAATCTCTTTTACAAAGTATACACATCTTGGCTTAGGACCATCATCAATAGGCACACATAAGAATTGACCATTCTTCAAACGAGGTGCATACCATGTTACATCGTGATAAATGTCTACAATTTCAATTGGTACAAATGA